GAGTTCCTCTACAACAGAGTTCAAGTCCAAGCCGAAGGCGGCACATTGCAGACAGCCGACGACCCCGTAAGTCAGGCAGAGTATGGCGTTCTGACCTATGCAATCTCGGACGCATTGTTTGGGTCGGATGCGCAAGCCTTGCAACTAGCCGAGTATCTGCGTGACACCTACAGTCAACCGACCTTCTGGTTTGACGAGATTGCCACACCAGCAAACCTCATCTCGGGCGCACAACGCACCACGCTCTACGGACTGGACATGGGTGACCAGATAAGGCTCACAAGACACTTCCCTAATGGAACACCAACCACCGTGACCGAGGTCTATGCCATTGAGAGGTTGTCGCACACAATCACAGCCAATAACCATCAAGTCCGCCTAGGTCTGTATCAGCCCACCATTGTCTTTGAATTCATCTTGGACGACCCGACCTTTGGCGTAATGGACTCCAGCAACGCTCTCGCCTGATAGAGTCACTCGTTATGGCAGGCGCAGGCGCAAAGTTATTCGTAAGTGGAGATGTGCTAACAGCGGCACAGGTCAACACTTACCTCATGGACCAATCCATCATGAGGTTTGCAACCACAACAGCACGAGACAACGCCTTTGGTGGCGCAGGTGAACCTACGCTGGCTGAGGGCATGTTCGCCTATGTTGACGCAGACAATGTCACCTACTTCTACACAGGCTCAGCGTGGCAAGCGTTGGGCATCACTAATGACGATGACCAACTCGTGCTGGCAGCAGCACTCTTTGCATAAGGAGCAACAATGGCAACCTATTCCAAGATTCATTTGAGCGGCAGCACGGATGGCAAACTCATCAAAGTCGCTGCAACAGCCACAACAGGCACAACTATCCACACGGGTAGCGCAACAGCCACCACCTACGACGAAGTCTGGCTCTATGCAGTCAACAGCGACACCTCTGACCGCAAACTGACCATTGAGTACGGTGGCACATCCGCTCCCGACGACCTGATTGAGCAAACGATTACCGCAGAATCTGGTTTGGTGTTGGTAGTCCCGGGGCTTCTCATCAAAGGCAATGGCACACCTTTGGTGGTGCGTGCCTTCGCAGCGTCAGCCAATGTCGTCATGATTGGCGGCTATGTCAATCGCATCACAGCGTAGGTGACGCAGAATGCGATTCGGTGAACGCACACGCTCCACAACGCCCGTCTCGGGATGGACTAAGCCTGCCGTAGCCAAATCAAAGGCTGTGTTGATTGATTACTTACTTGTGTCTGGTGGTGGCGGTGGTGCAGCAGGTGGTGGTGGCGGTGGTGGTGTACGCACACGCACGGGTGAATCGTTAGGTGTTGGCACATACTTGGTTGTCATAGGCGCAGGTGGCGCAGGTCAAGCAGGCAACAGAAGCCAAGGATCAAACGAGAGTCAACTTGCGCGCGAGAGCGGTAATGGATTGCCTTCGTTCTTCAAGAATCTAACGGCTACGGGTGGTGGCGGTGGTGGGTCATTCACAAGCACTAACACTGGTGGTTATGGAGTGGCTGGCTATGCAGGCAGTTCAGGTGGTGGTGGACACTTCAACGGTGGCATAGTTACAGCAGGTGGCGCAGGCAACGCAGGTGGATACTCGCCCGTTGAAGGCTACGCAGGCTCGCAAGGCAATGTCGGTCCCGGCGACAAGCATGGTGGCGGTGGTGGTGCAGGTCAGGCTGCTGGCTCAGGTGGTACAGACGGTGCCAACGCTGGCGACGGAATCCAGAACGCTTACCAAACGGGCAGCAACCAATACTACGGTGGTGGTGGTGGTGGTGGGTCTCAAGACGGGTTGAATAACGGTGCGGGAGGTCAGGGAGGCGGAGCGAACGGCGTTGGCAACACGACAGCCATCGCAGGCACAGCCAACACGGGTGGAGGTGGTGGTGGTCGCACGGGCACCAATGTCAATGGTGGCAATGGTGGAAGTGGAATTGTTATCTTGAGATACTTGACTGCTGACCTAAATCCATCTGGGTTGGTAAGCATTACGGGCGGCACTATTACAACGGCTGGCTCGTACACCGTTCACACATTCACATCTACAGGAACGCTGACGGTCTCGTAATGGCACACTTTGCACACATCAATGAATTCAGCATTGTTGACCAAGTAATTGTTATCAGTAACGCAGACTGTGGTGGTGGCGAATTCCCTGAGTCGGAGCCTATTGGTCAAGCCTTTATTGCTAGCCTTGGTTTAGAGGGGACATGGCTACAAACAAGTTACTCAGCGTCATTCAGGGGCAACTATGCCGGGACGGGTTACTTCTACGACGCATTGGTAGACGAGTTCAAGGTCATCCCCGATGACACTCAAGTGTGACCTGCTGCCTGCGCAGCACGCACAACACATAGCACAAGTATTGATTGGTCCAAACTTCCCGTACTACTTTGGCGCAAACATTCACAACGGCAGCCTGACGGACAAGTTTGATGGACTGCTAAGCACAAGTGGCTTCTCGCATCGGTTCTACGACAATCACGAGCAACATAGCGACGGACTGAATCTTGTGATGCCCTACTTGTGGGCGTTATTGCATCGCTACAACTGTCAAATGAAAGATTTGTATCGTGTTCGTGCGTTCATGTCGTTGCCAAGCAACGAGCAACACAATGGATTCCCTCATGTTGACATTCCAAACTTCTGTGCCGAGGGATTGGTCTACAAGACAGCCATCGTGTATGTGCTTGGTACAGACGGAGAGACAATCTTCTACAAAGACAGATTCAACGGTGATGCAGTTCCCGACACAAGCAACATGACAGAGTCGCATCGCATTACGCCAATTCCTAATAGTGGCGTGATGTTTGATGGAGATGTGTACCACACAGCCCTATTGCCTCAAACAAGCAAAGTTAGATTGGTACTCAACTTCAATTTCGCGGTGGTATCAAATGACTGAAACAAGCAAAGCAATGTTGGCGTCGTATGGGCGCAGCGTGTTGGCTGCCGTGTTGGCTGTTGTGTCAACGGGCAATTACATGCCAGAGGACTTGCTCAAAGCAGCATTGGCTGCAGCCTTGCCACCCATCATCCGTTGGTTGAATCCCAAAGACCCAGCCTTCGGGCGCTACCAAGATGCGTAGGTTGCCCGTTGAGCCAATGCGTATGCCTGCAGACTTGCATGGCGTAGAGAACGGCAAAGTTCCAAGTCGCCTATTGACAAACATCTTGCCATCGGGCAAGTTGCATCATTACGCAGCAGAGTCTTGGCAACGACTCGCACAATCAGCAGCGCATGAAGGATTGACGCTGACACAGGTTGGCGACTACAGACCAATGAGCCAACAAGAGCATCTATTTCTACTTCGCATGCGCAAGTATCCAGATGCCAAGCGCAATGTGCAGACGACTCGCACATGGAACGGCGAGACTTGGTATCTACACACAGGCGCACCTGTGGCTACCCCAGGGACTAGCAATCATGGGTGGGGTCTTGCCATTGATGTTGCGTTGCGTGTCAATGGGCGTGCCATCCCCATTACAGCCAAGCCAGATGGTGCTTGGCGGTCTGGATTGCAGTTCTTGCGCAAGATAGCCCCGGGGCTGGGATGGTCTTGGGAGTTGCAAAGCGAGCCGTGGCACATCCGCTATGTCTTGGGTCGCAGGCTTGGGTGAGCCATGGACAACAGCATCATCGTTGCCATCATTGCAGCCGTAGGTGGCGTGCTTGCAGCCTTGGTGCAGCGCAGTCGCAAAGAGAACAAAGATGACCACCAAGCAGTCATTCGGACTATTAGATTGGTTCATGACGATGTGAAAGAGGTGCGTCGGGATGTCCACAATCACCTCGTATGGCATGCAGAGGGAGACAGTCATGGCAGGACTAGCAGACGAGATACGGAACGAGCCGAGCAGGCGTAGGCGGCGCAATCGCATCCAAGAGGTCATGGACCAACTTGATGCCAAGGACAAACAAGCCCTCAAAGATGCGCTTGACAATGTGAACATCTCTGGCGTGTCAATCTGCCGTGTCATGAAAGCCCGAGGCTTGCCGTTGAGCGAGTCAATCGTGAGCAACTACAGGCGTGGTATGTATGACCCTCTCTGATGACCTGCGCAACCAGCAGCATGCCAATCAGCATGCGGCAGAGGTGCGGCTAAGGCGTGAGCGTGATTCGGCTGTGTTGCAGGTTGCCAAACTGCAAGAGCAGTTGGAGAAGGCGGAGAAGGCTCTTGCCATTGTGCAGAAGGTTGAGAACGCAGAGTTGCAACCACCAACATGGCTTAGCCCCGTCGCAAAGCGTGCCAAGAGTGCAGCCACATTGGTGTTGATGCTCTCGGACACACACTTTGATGAGGTGGTGTTGCCAGACGAGGTGGATGGACTCAACGCCTACAACAGGCACATCGCCACGCTGCGCATGCAACGCTGGACTCAGAATGTTGTCAAGTTGGCACGCCATCATTTAGCAGGGGTCAAGTATGACGGATGCGTACTGCTCTTGGGTGGTGACACCTTCTCTGGCGACATCCACGAGGAGTTGAACCAAACAAACGAGGACAGCATGCTTGGCAGCCTGCTCTATTGGGCAGAGCAGTTGGCAGCAGCCGTTGATGTGTTGGCAACAGAGTTCAAGAATGTGCATGTGGCAAGCGTGCCGGGGAACCATGGGCGCACCACTCGCAAGCCTCGTGCCAAACTGCGAGCGCGGACCAACTTTGATTGGTTGCTTGCCAAGATGTTGGAGCGTCATTACGCCAACGACAAGCGTGCCACCTTCCAGATTCCAGAGGCTGCGGATTGTTTGGTGCGCATCTACGACACCAACCATCTCTTGACGCACGGCGACCAGACAAGCGGCGGCGGCGGCATTGGTGGCATCTATCCGCCAATCATGCGCATGAGGGCACGCAAGGCGCAACGGTACTTGGCAACAGGGCAATCGTTTGACACGCTTTGGCTAGGTCATTGGCATCAATACTTGCCAAGTCCCGGGATGGTTGTGAATGGAAGTCTCAAGGGATTGGACGAGTATGCGTACATCAACAACTTCGGCTACGAGCAACCACAGCAGGCTTTGGCATTGGTTGTGCCAGAGAAAGGCATCACGCTTCAAGCACCCGTGTTCTGCATGGACCGCAAGAAGGAAGGTTGGTGATGGCAAGCCTCAAGCGTTGCGAAGTTGTTTGGCTTGATGCGCACTCTGGCACGGAAGCCACTTGGCATTCTTTAGATGACCCGATTGAGCAAGACCCTGTCGTTGTCGTCACTCGTGGCTTTCTCATGCCAGATGCCAAGCCAAACCACATCACGGTGGCTGGCAGTCTGACGAGCGATGGCGATGTGTCCGATGTGACTTGCATACCTCTTGGCATGGTGAGGTCATTGGAGACTGAATAAGTCTCTTGGCGTGTCCAACTCTGTCGCATCCCCGTCCTACATTGGATGCATGACACAAACAAAGTTGATACCCAAGGGTGAGCATGGAAGTCTTGAATGGTTGCGGAAGCGGTGGTGGGACGAGGAAGGTCGTTCCATTGTCGGCGCAAGCGAAGTCCCGACAGTCATGCAAGCCAA